TATCCTCAGCTTGATAATCTGCTATCACCTTACCTTGTTAATACAGGAATGAATATAAGGTTGGTGCGGTAATGGACTATACAGGTACAGCATATAGAATTAAGAAATATATCCATAAAAACGGCAAGACTTTGACCCTTAAAACTGGAACGGTTACAGGCGGCGATGAATGGAATCCGACAACCACAACTGAGACGAAAAGCATTATCGGAATACAGTCAGCTTTCCAAAAAGGGGAGGTCGATGGATCAATAATTCAAAGCAACGACAAAAAGTATATTGTCTCCAATGAATATGAAATAAGCACAACCGATAAGCTTATTGATGGCACAACCGAGTTTTCAATAATCAATGCTGATCCGGTCGCACCTGGTGGAACAACAATCTTATATATAGTTCAGGCGAGGGCATAATGGAGTCTTTTAGTAAGCAGATGAATGACATTATTAAAAAGACCAAAAACAACACAAGAAAAGCAGTTGCTGCTGGTTGTCTTGATATAACAAAAGAGATTATACAACGGACTCCGGTTGACACAGGTAGACTTAAAGGAAATTGGATCCCTGATATAAACAATATTCCTGACTATAGCCTTGATACTTACGATAAGTCAGGGAATAAAGCTATATCAAAGGCTAGTAGCGAAACAAACAAAATACAGATAGGCGATATATATTTTCTTATCAATAACCTTGTTTATGCCCCAGTAGCTGAATACGGGCTTTATCCAATACCGGGGGGAGAAAAAACTATAAACGGATATAGTACGCAAGCACCAGCAGGAATGGTAAGAACAACCGTTGAAGAAGCAGATTATCTTATTCAAAAAGCAGTCAAAATACATGGTGATACATGATTTCTATTAAAAACATAACAATAGGTATATTTAGTTATTTAGCTAACTATAGCGCAAGCTTGCCAGACCTGTATTGGCCGAATGTAAACAAAGAGTTACCTCAATATGAATATATCAAGGTTGATATTTTACCCGGCAATACGCAGTCTTTAGGCGTTAAATCGTTAGATCGTACACCAGGAATAATTCAGCTTATGGTTAATGTTGCAGAGGGCGTGGGATCAGTAAGACCGCTTGAAATAGCCGATCAACTTCTTGGATATTTCCCAAGAGGTACGGAGATAAACGAGTCAGGAACAAGAATAAGGATTGACAAAGCCGGATATACGGCTCCGGCAATGCAGAATGGGACATGGTACAGCGTGGCCGTATCAATCCCTTTTTATGTACTTAAATAAATAATAATTAGGAGGCTATATGCCAGCAGCTACAGAAGCCTTTACAACCGCAGGAAGTACAATAGCAGTTGTGAATGAAGTGCCAATAACTTTTGATGATATAGGTTTTGAAGCTTTAACCTATACTGATGTAGGAGAGATTACGAACTTAGGAGAGTTCGGAAAAGAGTATACGCTTGTAACTCATAACCCTATTGCAGACAGGCGGACAAGAAAAAGAAAAGGCTCTTTTAATGAGGGTGCAGTTTCCCTTGAAATGGCAAGGCTTGTAAGCGATGCAGGACAGACAATTCTGAATAATGGTGTTGATCTTGACGACTCACATTCATTTAAAATTACTTTGCAGGATGGAACAGCTCTTTATTTTACAGCTCAGATAATGTCTTTTATGACCAACCTTGGAGATGTTGATTCAATAACATCCGCAAGCTGCACAGTGGAAATTGATTCAGCCATTGTTGAGGTAGCACCAGTTTAAACATAAAGCCCTTTAACCGGGGCTTTTAACATTACTTTAAAATACAGAAAAGAGGTTTTATGGATTTATCAAATTTAAAAACAGTTGATGAAAATACACTTACACTTAAACATCCGGTAACTGGCGAAGATCTTACAGCAGACAACGGCGAACTTATGCAAGTAGTTGTTTACGGTGTTGACTCAGACCATTACAGAAAAGTGTTTGCTGATATTGCAAGGGAACTGGGCAAAAATAAAAAGAAACAAAATGATCCGGAGCTTTATGATAGGGCAACAACTAAGCAGCTTGCAGGGGTAACAAAAGATATTAAAAACGTATTTGAAAACAATGAGGAAGTCAAAGACGCTATGTATCTTTATAAAACTTATCCGTGGATCAAAGAACAGGTAGCAGAGTTCGTGGAGGATAGAGAGAATTTTTTGCCGAAGTAAAAAAACAGCTTGATATTTACATTGACCAACTGTCATGGCTTTACACCGTGCCAGACAAAGAAGAGACAAGCAGGCTTGAAAAGATAAAGAAAAATGAGGATGTAGACCTTGATAATATATTGCCTGATGTTGATTGTTACGAATATTTGCTTAACTGGCTTTCAGAAGCTGGTTTTTCAATGTCAGGCGGTATGGGAGAAGTTCCTTTAAGCTTTCAAGAAATATGGGCGTTCGGCTTCAAGTACGACATAACAAAGTTTGAAATGGATATGATAAGAAGCTTGTCTGAAAGATTTGTTGCAGGAAAGCAGAAGTATAAAAACCAATTTTATCCGCAACCATACAGGCGAGAAATAACAGAAGATGAAAGAAAACAGGTTGCAGACAAGATAAAATCAATCTTTGACCGCAGAATGAAAAAGGCTTAAATATGGCTGATATTGCAAGAATTGGGATAGAAATTGATACCCGATCTATGGAACAGGGTATGAAAAAGCTTGGTTTGCTTGGCGGTGAATCTAAGAAAACAGAAAAAGCAACAGACAGGTTAAGTAAATCTTTTAAAAGGATGGTATCATCAGCAAAGCGAGCTGGTACAGGTGCAATGAAACTCGGCAAAAAGATTGCATCCCTTGCTAAAAATATGTTTTCTTTAAAGGGGCTCATACTTACCATAGGTATTGGTTATCTTGCAAAACAGTTCATAGATGCAGCGGCTTCGGCTGAAAGATTAAGAATAAGGCTTGATGCCTTTACAAAAGATCAAGGAGCTGAGTATTTTGATAAGCTTAATAAATGGGCGGCATTACTTCCGGTTAATACTGAAGAAGCTATAGACGCTTTTACAAAATTACAGGCATACGGTATTAAGCCGACAACTGACCTAATGACAACACTTGTTGATACAGTAACAGCCTTAGGCGGTCAGTCTGACAGCTTAACAGGTATTGCAAGGGCGTTAGGTCAGATACAAACAAAAGGTCGAGTTTCGGCAGAAGAAATAAACCAGTTAGCTGAGCAAGGCGTTAATGCAAGGAAATATTTATCTGAAGCTTTTAATTTATTACCATCTGCTTTTAACGAGCTTGACAAAGCTATCAAAGAAACAGGGGCAACTACACAAGATGCCATTGATGCAATCTTTTCGGGTATGAATAAAGAGTTCGGTGGTATGGCTGAAAGGATTAAAAACAGTTGGCAAGGCTTAATGAACCGCCTTATACATCAGTGGTTCAATTTTAGACGTATTACAATGGAGTCCGGCTTATTTCAGTTTATGAAAAGCCAGCTCCAAGAGTTTTTAGAGTTTGTAGAGTCTCCGGCCGGAACAAAAGCCATGAAAGAATGGGCTAAAAAAATTTCAGGGTATGTTTTTGATGCAACAGAATTCATGATTAAATCTTTTAAAGGAGTTATAATAGTTGTAAGTGGAATTGCTGAAGAAGTTACAAAAATGTTTAAAAAGATTAAAATGATGCCTTTAATCGGCGATGAAAAATATAAAAACTATATAAAAGCAAAAAACAATATAGACAGTTTGAGAGAGTCTCAGCAAAAAGCATTAAAGGCCTACGCTAAAGCTACATCAGAGTTGAAGACATCAGCTTTTCCTGGGCAAGTAGAGGAAAGAATCGGTTTTTTAGAGCAAGTTATTGACACAACAACACAAAAAATAGTTGAATCAAGGAAAAAAATTGATTCTTTTGAAAAAGAAAGCCCGTTATTTAAAGAGTCTGAGAAACAAGCAAATTCACTTCGTGATACTTTATTAAGTGTCCTTGAAGATGCTTTGAAGGCTTCACAAACAGCAAGGCAAGCTTTTAAAGGTGGGATAACATCAGGAGAAATAATAGGAGGCGGGTCAGTAGAAGATCTTGAACGTATGATGACAGCAGCCAAGAAATATGACGAGCTACAAGACAGGCTTGATCCTAAAAGAAAAATGTTTAGGTCTTTTTCTGATGAAGCAGAGATCTTAAGAGATGCTTATATTTTTGGTCTTATACCATCGCTTGAAGAGCTAAATAAAAAAATGAGGGAGCTTAGAGATTCTTACCCATCTGAAATATTTACAGAAAACAAGTTTCTTGCAGGAGCAAAATCATCATTTAAAAAATATTCTGATTCTGTAAAAGATGTTGCCGGACAAACAGAGCAATTATTCACAAACTCTTTTTCAAGAATGGAAGATGCTATTGTTCAATTTGCTACAACAGGCAAGGCAAGTTTTAAAGATTTTGCAAACTCGGTTATTTCAGATATTACAAGAATACTTATTAGGCAGTCTATTACTGGGCCGCTTGCTGAGGGTTTAGGCAATCTCGATATGTTTAATTTTAGCCAAACTCCAGCAATAACTAATAAACCAAGATCTCCTTCCTCAAAATTTCAGACTAAACACTCTGGTGGATTAGTTGGAGAAGGTAACACTTTTAAATCAGCAAATCCGGCAGTTTTTAACAATGCTCCTAAATACCACAATGGCGGTATAGCGGGCGATGAAGTACCAGCAATCCTACAACGTGGAGAGGGTGTTTTTACAAAAGATCAGATGAAAGCAATGGGCGGAACAAACGTCCAAATAATAGACCAAAGAACAAGCTCAGCTTCAGAACAAATACAAACACAAGAAACAACCGGAAGAGACGGAAAAAAAACAATACAGGTCATAGTAAGGGACGAAGTAAGGGCGGCTAATAATACAGGAGCATTTGACAGGACAATGAAGGGCAATTATGGCGTTTCAAGACGACCAGTAAGGAGATAATATGCCAACGTGGCCGGCAACATTACCGCAAAAATTAGACGGAGCAGGATTCAGCATAGAGCGTGAAGATAACCTTATAAGATCAGGCGTGGATTATGGCGTTGATAAACAAAGGTTGCGTTATACAGCGGTTCCAGAGCTTGTAGAAGGGTCTTTTATAGTAGATCAAGCACAATATAACACTTTTGTAAGTTTCTGGTTTACAGATATTCAGTCAGGAGCTTTGCAGTTTGATTGGGTGCATCCAATGACTGAAAATCCAACCGTTATGGAGATGGCAGCACCTTATAAGGTAACGCACATTTCAGGCGATAAATTTAGAATTACAATAAATTTAAGGATATTACCATAAATGGCACGCACACTCACACCTGACGGATTAAAGGGCGTTCTTTCACGGACTACAGAGCAAGTTTATTTATTTGCCTTGAAAATAGATCATCCTGATTTAACAAGCCCTTATTATCTTGTTCAAAACAATGTTGATCTTGATATTGATTTGCCAATAGAGGGTATAACAACATTCACGGCGTATGCTTTTGATTTTACACTGCCGAGCGTTGAAGAAGACAGTTTGCCAACATCTGAAATTAAAATTGACAATTTCGGCGATTTTTTAATTGACCTTTTAAGGGGTACGGATGAAGCTCCTGAGTTTTCAATATTTGTTGTTAGAAAAGATCCTGCTCAGGTAAGCGCAGTGGTTGAAATAGGCGCATTAAACTTTACACTAAAAAGCGTTGACTGGAATATAAACACAATAACAGGACAGCTTACACTTGATTATGATTATCTTAACGAACCTTGCATGAAGTTCGCTTTTACTCCTGAAATAGCACCGGGTTTATTTGACTATAGTTATGAGGGCAATGGGGTTTTTATCAGGGGGTAATATGTGGGCTGAGAAATATATAGGTTTACCATATAAAAGCTTAGGAAGATCTTTAAGGGGTGTTGATTGTTATGGTCTTGTTTATCTTGTGTATAAACACGAATTAAATATTGACTTGCCTAAAATAGATATAGGCTACCAAAACGGGCTTAATTCTGAAGAAGTAGCACCAGTTTTTGAAAAAGGTATTAATAGTTTTCTTTCAGACTATACCTTCAAAAAAGTTAATGATTTTAAAAGTTTTGACTTGCTTTTATACCGTCGTTCGGGCTATATTAGTCATATAGCTATTTGTCTAAATGATAAGCAATTTCTCCACGCTGACTTAGGTTCGAGATCTTGTATAGAGAATATAAATCATAAATATTGGGTTCATAGATTGGTAGGCGTATATAGATATGCAAATTAAAATAAATGTCAAACCAATGCCGCTTGGAGATGCTGAAGAATACTTTTTACAGGCTGAACAAGGGACAAGAATACAAGATTTATTACCTGAAGATTTTGAGGGTTTAGTATGCCATAATAAAAACATTCTTCTTTATAATCAAAATCCAGAAATATTTGAAACAGACGAGATTGAGTTCCTTGTTCCACTTCATGGGGGTGGTGGTGGAGATAAAGATTCTTTAAGAACCGTTGCTTTTCTTGCGGTTGCTATTGCGAGTGCTGGAATTGGTGGATCTGCTTTTGTTGCTCAATATGGAGTTTGGGCTCAGGCGGCAGTTGGGACAGCGATAAATATAGCAGGTGGATTATTAATAAATGAATTAATACCGCCACAAATGCCAGGTCAAGCACAAGGACAAGCATCGGGAGAAGTCCCAGGCTTTCAGACAAAATCATTGTCAGGATCAAGAAATAAACCCGGTTCTTACTCTTTATTACCTAAATTATACGGTGAAAGAAGAATAAAGCCTTATTATGCCGCTTCACCATACACTGAGATAATCGGCAACGATCAGTATATTCATATGTTGTTTTTTTTAAATCAAGGAGCAATATCGGTTCTTGACGATACCGCCTCACGCATAATTGCAGGAAGAATTTATAATAATAGCTATGAAAACAGATCAATAACCGTAACACCTGACACAGCAACACAGCTACAATCAGGAACAATAAA